GGCGTCGTGTAATGCGCGCTTCCCGCCCTCGGGTTCACTGCCGCTGCTTCAAGCGAATGTGGGCCGCGCGCCCGACCGAATGGGGATACGCTTGAAGCGGCCCCCCGCACCCTACCCGCCCGATCGGCCCCCGTCAAAGGATACGGCTGTAGAGCAGTTACTCTATTGGCCTTAACCCTTGTGACAGGAGCCCTCCGTGGCAACTCTCGCCCCTTTTGAAACCAGCATGGAGACGGTGCAGTTCAACACCACCTTCGAGATGCTGTTGCAGCAAGAAGTCTCCAAGCTTCGCGGCATGGTAGACAGCAAAGCCTACGTCGGTCGTATGGCCCAGGTGGTCAACCAGATCGGTTCCCTTGAGTTCAAGCAGCCCTCTGGTCGCTACGCTCCCCTCCAGTTCCAGATCGCTCAGTACACTCGTCCGTGGGTGCAGCCGACCGACCGTGACATCGCGGTTCCGTTCGACACCTTCGACGAATTGAAGTCCATTGCCGATCCGAAAGCTGCCATCAGTATGTCTGTGGTTGCTGCGGCGAACCGCTTCTATGACGATCTCATCATCAATGCCTTTGCCGGTACGACCCAGCGTGGTCAGGACGCGCAGACCCTTACGGGTGAGACGTTCCCCACTACGGTCAGCACGACTACCAGCGCCTCGGCCCCGTTTGGCGGCTTCGTGGTGGCTGATACGTTCGGTGCCGGTGCCAGCGTTGGTATGACCTTCAACAAAATCCGTGAAGCCCAGCGCGTTCTCCGTCACTATGAGAACAACCTCGCGGCGGAGAAGCCGATCCTGGTGGTTGGTTCGCAGCAGATTTCTGATTTGCTCGGCCAGGTCGAAGTCATCGACAAGTCGTACAATGACAGTGCGGTTGTCGAGAATGGCGAAGTCACCAGCATCCTCGGGACGATGATCGTGTCGAGCGAGCGGTTGAACACCAGTTCCAGCAATACGCTGCGGAACTGCTTCATGTTCGTCCGCAGTGGTATGCACCTAGGCATCTGGAAAGATATGTCCACCCGGATCGACAACCGGCAGGATTTGTCTTCGCAGCCCTGGCAGTTGTATTCGATGATCTCCGCTGGTGCATGTCGTACCCAGCTTGGCAAGGTCATCCAAATTAACGCTGCCGACACCACCGGCTCCGACATCACTCCGTAATCGCTGGTCTGAAAGGAAGATATTTCTATGGCACAGCAATCTGCTCCGACGAGCGCTCTTTATAGCGTCACCGTCGCGGGTCTCGATCCTAACCAGAACTCGGGCTTTGTTACTCGTCCGACCGCTGGGCAGGGTGGCGCTGGCAGGCTTGTGGCTGCAACGGGCACCGTCCTGTTTGCAGCCACCACGGCCACCACTGCCGCGACCCGTATGGTTCGTATTCCCTCCAATGCTATCGTGAAGTCAGTCGCTTTTGCGCTCGATCTCGCTGGTGGCACGGCGACCACGCTGACTGGCGCGACCGGCCTGTTGTTCTCGGACAATTCGCTCGATGGCACCAGCATCATCAACGCTGGTTCGCTCACTCCCTACTCGTCCTCGTTCTTCACGGCGACGACTGCGATGGCTGGTTACACCACGGCCTTCACCAACGTCACTTACCTGAACTCTGCGGGTAACTCGGCCACGGACGGCTACAATGTTCCCTCCGCTAGCACTCTGCCGATCTGGCTGGCTGTTACTCAGGGCGGACCTGGGCCGGTTCAGACGCCTGGCGCTTGGGCGGGCACTGGCGCAACCTCGCTCTCGACTTCGCCCTCGTACCACGTTGGCGTCGATCCGGGCGGGTTCTTCGACGTGTTCTTCCAGCCGACGACGACGACCAACCTTTCGGCTGCGATGAACTTCACCTGCGAAGTCACCTACGTAACTACGTAAGATGGCTGACACCTATCAATCTATGGTGATGGGCGCAGAGCTTGTAGCTGGCAGTGGGGGTATCTCCACTGTCAACTCAACGCTTGCAACCCTAGTCGCCGATGGTGCCAGTCCGACGCAGGCCCATGTCACTGCGGTCGCCAACGCTGTTCTAGCCTTCCAAGGTGGGGCTCTCACCCCGCATGCGGCGGTCTTCCTCAACGTTGACACCACCCAAGTTCCCACGG